CGTTATGCTCCATACCTCTCCCTTATTCTTTTGATTTCTGCCTGTCTTTTTGCTTGGTATTCTCTACTCAGGACACCAACTGACTTTTGATCTTCGTGGATTCTGATCCGGTAAACAACCCGATCACACCATCCGATTTTTGCACCGCCTTTTAGAAGTTTCATGTGGAAATCGTACTCCTCGGCCGTCCATAGCGTTTCGTCCCAACCGCCGAAGCGATCAAAGACCTCCCTCTTGTAATACGGCGTACCTCCGCAAATCTGGTTATCCTGTACCATATCCTCGATAGTCGGGTATTTTTTCTTCATGTAGTAAGGCATTTCCCGCCCGTCGTTAAAGAATAATATTCCTTTACCGTGAATGAAGTCATAGTCGCCTGACTCGATTGCCTTACGCCTGAAAAATATTGAGCCATCTGGCAGGATGTCGTCCTCTGCCATGATGGCTACGTAGGGCGTGGTGACTTGCTTCATTGCATCGTTAACGTTTTTACCTATTCTGAAACTTCCGATCCACGGCAACACATGACACCCCTCCTGCGCTTCTGCGGATTTAATCGCCTTTGATAAATACCCTCGATCTTTGTCGTATGGGATTATGATTGTGGTGTGGGTCATGGTGCCTGAAGTTTAATAATTTTCTCTTTCATTTTCTCCATTTCCTTTAACAACTCATCCTGACTAGCCTTCGCTCTCTCAATAGCAAAATACTTCTCAGCGCATAGTTTTTCATAAAGATCAATAAAGTATTTTCTTATTTCTTTTGATTCTGTCATTTTTGACCACTCCATGTGTGCCTTTGACGTAATGCGATTCTGCATCTCCTTTGGCATTTCAATTAAGATATTCTCTGACATATAAATTGTATTAAAGTTTCTTCATCATAATCAACCGGATTGCCATCGGCATCGGTCACGCCGTAAACTGTAATTGATTCCGATGTGTTCCAATGACCTGGTATATCCCGATCAACCGATTCTTTGTATTGCGACTCCCGGCTGTAACCATAGTCAACGTTAAATTCACCGCCGTTGATATACATCACCGTTCTTTGGTAACCGTCGTCATCGTTTAGGTTAGGAACAGTTGTGGTGTTCGGGTTAGATATTACTTCACTTAGTCTGCTCATGGCTATAAATCAATTTACAAAGCGTCTGGTGTTCCAATTCTGATTCAGCTCCTGTGGTTCTGTTTACCACACTGCAATACGTCTGGCCGTCATCTTTTATTCTGGTGCCGATTATCTCGAAGCGATTTCCTTTAGCTGTAAAGAACCGATCGTTCAGATACATTGTTTTTTTGTGAATGTGGACTTGTGCTTTCATACTTCAATCATTTTGTTTCACCAAAGATACGGCTATTTTATAAATAAACAAATATTTTTTTAATTTTATTATGTTTATATTTTAACAGTCGTAATATCTACCAGTAACTCCGCCACGTGTGGATAGCTTCGCTTTAAACCCGTGAGCAACCAATTGCATACCGAAAGACTTCCATGGTAAATGTGGTGCCGGGATTTCCTGCAGATACCTTTTGTATATTTCCTTTGAAGTAAGGCGCTCACCTCTCAAAGACTTCATAAACATACCAACCTCACTCAATGGTGCTGACCTATGCCTCTTTACTTTCCAGAAAATTTCATCCAAAGTCATTCCGGTTTCCATTATACAATCCCTGATCGATGAAATCACTTGACCTAATTCCTTATGTTTTTCAATCAAAACTCGTAAAATTTCATCATCAGATGCCAAATAGTTGTGTTCGTCGATTCGTTTTAACCCCTTTAAATAGTCTGATAATTGCGCTGAATTGCAGTAAATACGGGCGATTATATACGACTGTGGCCCGTTGAATTTTTTAAACGACTCAAACTCCTTAATGTCCTCAACGTCTTGAGTTACATACATTTGCGAATTGTACCCCGCCCGGCAAAAAATTACATTTTTCATACATCTATACTTGTTAGTTATAACGCAAAGATAGTATATTTTTCTTGATACCACTACATTTGTTAAATAACAGATCGATTTTTTTATGCTGTGGTACTCAAACCCTTTGATAATACTGGGCTACTCTATAATAATATATACTAACTTCTAAAAAGTATTATAGAGATTATAGAGTAAAGACACCGATATACTCGATAAAACCACTCCGAATATCTCCAGAGAAATGATGTTAGTCAAGTTCATTAGCAAAATATAGGCTTTTCATTTTTTATTCTTATATTCGCCAAAATTTGTCTTTGCCTATGAGAATTATACCCAGCATTTCTGAAGATTGGTTAAATCGCACGTTTGTAGGCAATTTATTAGGCTTCCGGTCCAGTAATAACAAATACATCAGTCAGCCCGACTTTGAACTCATGCCGATCTCATTCACTCGGACAGAGACATGGCAGAGTATAGAAGGTCTTGAGCGTGAAATATATCTGACAACACCAGAACTACGGGCAGTTATTGGTCGTTTGGCAACCCTTTACGCCAACGGTGTTTGGAAAATGAAGGACAAAGAGGGTAATGAAGTGGATCACCCGCTGATTAAACGCCTCGAAAACCCGAATGTGTTTCAATCCAGGAATGAATTTCTATCTCAATGGATGATTCAGCGATGCCTATATGGTAACGTTTTCATGTACCTGAATCAAGGATCGGTACTCGACGACGCTCCACAGGCGATTTGGAATCTATCGCCATCCAGAATGGTTATAAATCGCACCGGTAAAGTATGGAAGCAGATCGACATTAAGGATATGATCGAGTCATACACCTTCAAAGTTGATGCCGGTAAGGACGAAAAATACTACCCGAATGAGATCATCCAATACTCAATCCCGGACAGCGATGACCCACTATTATCAGCCTCGCCTCTGTTATCAATCCGCATGCCTATCTCAAACATTCGAGCGGCGTATGGGTATCGGAACGTTATCTTGACAAAGAAAGGAGCGATCGGCGTTTGGTCGAATGAAGCGAAGGACGTTATGGGGGCTTTATCCCTGACCCCAAAAGAAAATAAACGTTTATCCCAACAATTAGTACGCTCTTACGGTATAGGCGACCATCAACAATCAATTGTCATATCAAATAAGCCACTGAAATGGTCACCGGCCACATATCCTACAAAGGATTTGATGCTATTTGAAGAGATCGACGCGAATAAAAAAGCCATCATTGACCTCTACGGAGCGAATGAAAACATGTTCAGCCGGTCATCAAGCGGTCAGGGGTCGACATTTAACAACGTTGAAAACGGGAATAAGCAATGTTATCAGGACACGATCATTCCAATCGCCAAAGATATGGCCTATGGAATCGCCAACCGTTACGGATTAGAACAGCAAGGATTGACATTAGAACTCTGTTACGATCATTTGCCGGTACTAAAAGATGATGAAGTTCAAAAGGCCGACATCACGCTTAAAAAATCTCAGGCAGCGGAAATACTTTTAAGATCCGGAGTGTCGTCTGAGGCAGTATCTGAAATCACTGGACTGGAATTAGGGAAGGTGAAGGATATGACTCCTAAACCGACTCAGCCCTTATAAAAGTGGGTATAAACCCCGTATCTGATTGCGTCCATTAAGTGATTCCACTTATCTTCAGGCTCGTTTGTCGGCTTCCCGGTATCTGGATCAATGATCCACATATACCTTTTACGCTCCTCCTCGATGTTTTTTGATGAGGCGGTGTAGTAAACCTGATAGTCATACATCTTAAATATCCCAGCCCTGATAGATCCTTGCCCCTTTTGAGCAGGCAAAGCAAGCATTTGAAGCCTACGCATCTGGGTAATAATATCCGGGTCATGCTCGCAATAGATCGGCGTGTCGTCTTTAAAGCCCTGTGACTTAAACAACTGTTTCAAATCCCTCGCGGGTATTCCCGGCGTATAGCAAATCTCATGAAGGTATATCGATTCACCTACCTTAGCAATTTTTACACCTGCAGTCGGGTCGTTTGTATATCCAAAGTCAAGCCCCCCCCAAAAACGTGCATCGTTCGGGAAATCAGCGTCAGGAATCATTCGCCAGTTAGGGTAAATCAATCCTCGAAGGTTACCTGTCAAACCACGTGCATACACCCGCCAGAGTTCTTTGTCCTTTATTCCTTCGATTTTTCGGTGTTCGTCGGGGGTGAGGAAATTATTATGACGGTGATCAGATATAATCAGGCGGACGGTTGCCGATAGTTCGTTGGTTTCGGGTGTGGTTCCAATCAGATTATCATGTGACCAGAATGGAGCCGTCGGATTATAATCAATATAGATTTTACCACCATAGCCCTGTGGTGATTTTATGGTCCGGACGGCAAGCTCAAAGAATATAAGCCACTCAATACCCTGTGCTTCGTTTACAAATAGATAATTCCTTTTACCATTCTTTGCCGACTGAGCGTCGAGATTGGATATAAATTCGATCAGAGATCCGTTTTTAAAATAGATTATACGCTCCGACCGGTTCCAGAATTTGACAAACTGATTTAACTCAGTATTTCGGCTAAAAATATTCTCAGTATCACGGTACGCACCCTTTTTAAGGTTTGGGATAGACTCACCTGTAACGGTTATAACTACACCTGGCTCTGTGATAGCTTTAAGGCAAAGCAGTTGAATAAGTGAATATGTTTTGGATGAAGATGTCCCGCCCTGATTGATTAAAATATCCTCAGTGGCGTTCCAGTTGGCGTGAAAGACCTGTGTGCAATCAAGACTCAGCATCGTTTTCGTTTGACGCAAGCGGTGTGACTATGGGGGCGACGTTTAAAACAATCTCAGGCGAGGTCAAAGGCATGTCGTCGGTTGTAACATCAACCTTTTGTTTAGGTTTACCAAAGCGATATTCGAGCCAAGTTTTGATAGCGTTTGCGTCACCGTCTTGAACTTTAAGCCATAAAGCAGACCAAGCCTCTTCAGGTGTTCCGACAGCGTCCATCATTTCAATGATCTTTACCTCATCGGCTTTACGCTTCCTGCCCTGCCCTCTGTTTTCGCCTTTTTTAGCGCCGTTATTTTTACGACCGTCTGCCATTAAAAAAAATTATTTATTTAATTACATATTACAGTTTGCCCCGGAGTCATGGTGTTTTCAAAATCCTCTTTTTCAGATTTCGTGCCGTGAAACGTGGCGTGAGTGACAGATGTATAAGTAGTGCCGTATAGCTCGGTGGTTGTAGTAATAGTACAGTTCCACTCTTTAGAGCAACCGACCAAAGTGAGTGACAATAAAAAAACTATTTTACGCATATCTTCCGAGTTTTAGGATCACGATAAGCCATCATGGATGTAACGTCAATATGTGGTATCATGGACGCCACTGCAGACAAAGATACGAATTTAAATCCAGATGCTTGCTCAAGTGGCACATCTTCGAAGGTGACCTTGGTCCCTGTCACGGTTCGTTTAATAAAAAGCCCGTTGGCATTGTTTTTTAGAACGAATGCTTGGTGACGGCGTTCCTCTCGACTATATTTAGTCTTCAGAAAGTTCGTCTTCAGAACTCTCGGTGTCAGGTCTGGAAATATACTGTTCATGTTCTTTTTTTTGATCGTACCAATCTCTTAAATGTTTCCATGTTGGGGCAAACATAAATACTACCCCAAATATCCACCAATTCCAATCGATAAAAAGTGTTCCGAAAAGGATCAGCCAAATAGCGTTATAAAATGTGATAGGATATTTCATAGCCCAAATTTAAGAATTAATTTTTTAACTTGTATCAAATGTTCTGATTCGTCAGCAGATTTATTTGTAAACCGAGAGGTGATGCACCCGTGAACGTAGTTATTTTTCAACCATCGACCGGCGTGAGGGATTAAGAATATTTCGGACTGACAGGCGTTGGCAAATACGAGGTCAGCCATACAGAGGGGTTGGTCTGGTAGTCGGTCGATTTCAGCCTCCATTGTATTGATCATCATAACACCTGTGCCTGGGACGTGGATTTGCAGTGGTGCGGGATGGGAATCTAGGAACGAATAGCAAACATGACCGCCACGGTAGTATGATTTCGGATTTCCGAGTGGGTTTATAATCCGACCGTGATAGGATATAACCGGAGCCAGATGTTCGTGGCGTATAGTGTGGGAAATATAGTCCGGTGGGTAGATTATATCATCATCGCACGTGAAATATCGCTCATGCTCGGTTATTTTAAATAGCCAATGGAATTTTCCGAGATCGGTTAAGTCGTGGTCGGGGATTATACACTCAAACTTCGGGTGGTCAAATTCGGGGGGAATGGACTCATAAGAATTAAAACAAATCCTGATCAAATCGACTTGGTTAATGATCGAATTGATGGAGAGGCGGAGTGACTCTAATCGACCGGGTGCCGGATATGTGGCGTAGTTAGCTGTTGTTTTCATTATTCTTAAAAGGTTTAGCAGGATTTCCGACAAATATTTGACCAGCTGGCACGTCCTGAACGACTACCGACCCCATGCCGATCAGAGCGCTGCCTCCGACTGTTTTCCGGTTTCGGATTGTCACGTTTAATTTTAGCTTGGCGCCATCTTCGATTTTGGCATAACCACCGATCACTGTTCCGGTTGAAATCTCGCAGTAAGAACCTATTTCGGCATCGTGTCCTACGTGGGAGTGAGCCATTATAATATTACCGTCTCCGATTTTGGTGACTGCCCCTAAGGTTGATGGCCTCTGAATGGTAACAAGTTCAGAAATTTTATTATTTGAGCCAATTATCACCTTGCCTTCGAATAATTCAGTACCTCGGATTTCTCCATCACCACCAATCACGCAATAAGCGCCGATGGTATTATTTTCTCCCATTTCGACGTTATCATGTATTATCGCCGTCGAGTGAATCTTGTTCGATGGATGGAAGCGGGTATTTGTTTCGTAAATGTTCATAGGCATAGTTGACCCAAAAGTCATTTGTTATAGGGTTAGAAAATCCTTTTTTCTTACGTGACTCCATTCCGGTAGCGTCGGTAAGTAATTGTTTATTCGTTGCACCAAGTTTATAATGTTGCGGGAGCGACTGAAGGTAATCCACCAAATCGTTATCCAAGTAAGGGTAACGGGTTTCAATCGCAAAAGCCCCGGACATTCTATCCTCGACGGTTAATATACCACGAAGGTAAGCAAAATCGTAAAGTTCGTGTGATGGGTAACAAGGAGCGTCTGAAAGTGGGTAGATGCTGGTCCGGCGGAATACTTCGTTTATCGGACGTGAATATCTATGTGGATAACCTCTGAAAATCTCATCAGCCCCGGCGCCTGAAAATAATACACGAACACCAACCTGAGAAGCGAGGTCGGTTAAGGCGTAGTTGGTATAGCATGGTCCGACTCTTAGATCGTCAAGGGCGTCGAGGCATAACGGAGCGTAACGGTTAAATGTTTCTTCGTTGTGGATCATTGTCAGGTGAGTGCCGACAGACTGCTTTTTTATCCAATCGATTTCAGAAAGGTTAGATTGTTGGTAGTCCATTGAGAGGCAGTAATCGGGCTGGATGGCGGAGGCCAGGAAGCCTGAATCAATCCCGCCAGATAAGAAAACACCGGTTTTTAGTTTTGTGTGGTTGCGTTTGATGGACTGGATAAGGAGATTTGTGACATTCTGGACGGACTCTTCGTATGATGGGGAGATCGTGGTCGGGCGTTGTACCTGAAGCCGTGGAATCCTTTTTATCCCCCTAAACATCGTGTCAGGTGTCATGCATCCAAGCGAATACTTCCAATCATAAACGGCTGACGGCTGAATGAATTTATCCTGAATGACAGCCAATAGAGACTTCACCTCAGAAGCGATATAAATCGTGCCTGTCTCAGCACATTGGTGATGGTACAACTGCTTTATTCCATGCCGGTCGGTTATAGCGGACCATTCACCGGTTTCACGATTGACTTTGAATATGGCAAAAAAGCCGTTGAGTTCGGATAACGGTAGTTCAGCGTCGAGGAACTGTCCGAGGCACTCGGTGTCGGTGCCTGATACTGAGGTGAATTGGTAGCTGTCGGTTAGTTCTTTATGATTCGATATAAACCCATTAAACCAAACCTGATATTTTTTACCAACGTATGGCTGTGGATAATTTCCGGTGATCGGAAGGTGATTAAACCCAACTCTGATTCCATGACCGGCATCTTTATAGGTGTTCATGGTTCCACGCCTTGACTGAGCCTCGGTCATTCTGGTTGTTTCCTGCCAGTTACCATTTATTGTTAGGGCTATTCCGCACATTTTAAATAAGGAAATTTATCGGTTAATAATTTCGGGTCAATATACTTAGAATTTGGCCAGAGTTCAAACGGTGTCATATTGGTTGTTGACTTTACGTCTGTTGCGAATAGTCCAAAATCCTTTAATTTGAAAACGCACGATTTGTGCTCGATGTGTTTGAGTTTTTCGTCCATGGAATTATCCAGAATATGGTTGTGCTTAACCTCCCAGATTTTCCAATTCCATAGGTCTAATATCCGACGGGACAACACCCGGCCAGCTCCGCACGTCCGGCCTTTACGGTACGGCTCTTTATACCCGCCCCAATAAGATGCTTTGCCGGTAGTGGTGTCGTAAAAATAGAAATCCAAAACTCCCATAAAATCTACGCCTTTACGCATGATATTACAGTAGGTAGTGAAAGTGTCTGGATGCAGTATGTCGTCTGAACCCATGCAGAGGACGTAGTCTGAATCACGGACTAACTTAAGAGGCGCGTTTGCCTTTGTTGCTAATGGTTGGTTGGGTATTTCGATGTATTTAAATCCGTGTTTCTCAACCATCTTTTTAGACACTCTACCCTCAGATCCAGATATTGCTACTGTGAGTTCAAAATCTTCAGGAACTTGAAGGTCGTGAATACCTTTTGCAAACATTTCAAAGATTTCTGGACGTTTCCACACTAAGGAAACAATTGCTAATTTGATTTTTTTCATAATTTATTTTTTTACCATCCGCTTAGATCGCCGTATGAATCCGACGGGATGTGATGAATGGTATTTACCCAATTCCCAATCCTAAATTCACTTGCTTTCATACTCCCAAAAGTGTTTTATAAATATACTCACGGCATTCCTCGACCCGTAAAATTATCGATTTTTCTATTTCAGCATCGTAAGCGAACTCAAATACTTTAATCCGGCATTCATCAGGAAGATTAGAGAAAGTCAAACGCTCCTGTGTCTGTTCGTAAAGTTCATCAGTTGGCTCGGCATATCCTAATTCACGGGCAATCCTGTACGCTTCAGCCTTAATCAAATCCTCTGGCGTGTCCATGAGTGTATGGATTACTTTGTGACTCCGTACACCAGTCAAAATCATGTAGCCCTGACCTTGATAGAAATAAGCCTTTTCAGGTTCGGTATCAAAGAACGGGAATGAACCGGCTGACCAAGTGGCTTTATTATCGAAAGTGTGGTCTGAAAGAATCTGGTCGGGTGTGCCTGTAATGAAATCGTTGTAATAGTTCTTGGTATTCGGCTCAAAGAATGCCCCGTCGTATAGGTGTGTACCGATAAAATCCAACGAATCACGTTCGACTGCATTGCCCTTTTTGATATGGCGTGAGCTAAATTCATTAATCCTACGACCTAAGAACTCAGGCTGTTCAAGAATCCAGTTTTGTAGGTAGGTGATGCAAGTCTGACCAAGAGGCTCTGATTTAGAACGCCCATTTGTCATGATTTGGTGAATGGCACTGGCTCGGATTTTAAACCTTAGCGAGATGCCTTTTGCGTGGGCTGGGGTCATACGGCTACACCTCCTTTCATCACCAAACAATAAGCCTTAACCGCTTCATAGTTTGCCTTTATTCTTAAAAATTCAGGCGTATTGCGGTTGGTTTCGTATTCACCTGTACCAATAAACCAATTATCCCATTCTTCAATAGTTTTTTCTTTGCATCCGATTTTAATTTTATCAAAATCATTAGAGTATGTAACGCTCCATTTTGAAAAAATGGGTAATCTGGCGTTCTCAAGATTGGCGTTCTCAAGATTGGCGTTCTCAAGATTGGCGTTGTAAAGATGGGCGTTCTCAAGATTGGCGTTCTCAAGATTGGCGTTCTCAAGATTGGCGTTCTCAAGATTGGCGTATCTAAGATTGGCGTTGTAAAGATTGGCGTTCTCAAGATTGGCGTTCTCAAGATTGGCGTTCTCAAGATTGGCGTATCTAAGATTGGCGTTCTCAAGATTGGCGTATCTAAGATTGGCGTTCTCAAGATTGGCGTTCTCAAGATTGGCGTTGTAAAGATTGGCGTTGTAAAGATTGGCGTTCTCAAGATTGGCGTATCTAAGATGGGCGTTCTCAAGATTGGCGTTCTCAAGATTGGCGTTCTCAAGATTGGCGTATCTAAGATTGGCGTATCTAAGATTGGCGTTCTCAAGATTG